CTGCCCGCCGGGCGGCGCATCGTAGATCTTCTCGAGTGATGGCATCACCCGGAAACCCCTCGGCGTCGGGTAGATGTTCTGCGACTCCGCGAACACCCCCGGCGTCGTCGGATCCATGTCCGGTGCGAAACCGACGAAGGTGGTCGGTACGACCGGCATCACATCATGTCCGTCGGGATGATCTGGGTGGGCAGCGCGCGCGCAAAGCCGAGCTCGACGATCCGCTGGAACTCCGCATCGGCGAGCTTCAACTGGTACTCGCTCTGATCGGGCACGTAGAGAACGTCGCCGAAGATTGTGTGCTTGGCATGGCACCTGATCAGTCTCTCGGCTTCGTTCATCCAGAAGCCCTTGTCGTCGTCCAGGTCCGGAGGTGCCAGGTTCGAGATGTACTTGCATGTCACCGAGTCGGTCGTCGAGGTCGCGGCGAACCGCGGGTAGATGAGGAGGTCCGTACCCCAGAGCGAGTAGTAACAGGGCGCCACGCCGTTACTCGTCTGGGAGCCATTCTGATCGAGGTAGTCGAGCACCTCGAGCGGACGCTCTTTGAGTGGCTCGGTCCCGCTCGCGGCCCAGGTCGCGAACACATGGACCTGGGTCGAGAAATCCTTGGGGAGCGGGTACGCCCGCTGGTTGGCGACCGCCGTCCAGGTGATCTGCGAGACGTTCTCGGGGAACCGCTCGTCCTTGTAATGTCGGATCGCATCCTGGATCGCGTCGGTGATCTCGCGCCCCAGGTCGGAGCGGCGAAGCTCACGCGCGATTCGACTCTGCATGTCGAGGTACGTGAGCTCCGCCATCTCCTCGCACCGGCTTCCTTCCCTAGCTGTTCAGGTCCGGGTTGTACCCCTTGACGGGGCCTAGACCCTCACCCTGGTGTGGGTTGCCGACGCGCTCCGCACCATCGCATCCGTCCACCGACTCGCCGTAACGAGTCGTGGAGTTCTTCACGCCGTCGGTCAAATCCTTCGGTGCATCCTGACTCTTGAAACCCATGCTTTACTCCCTTCTGCGTGTGCCGACCATGATCCCGATCGTCACGCCTTCGCCTCGGTCACCTGCGTCGCTGTCCGCCCAGCCGCCCCATCCGCCGCCGCAGAACTCCTTGTCCTCGCCCTCCACCCACGTGGAGGTGCGCGGCCAGACCGCCGCCGTCTCCGTCGACGCGTAGTGGCAACCCTCGTCCTGGCTGCCCGCAGGGGGCTTCGAATTGAATGCCATCTTGCCTCCTTAGTTGGACGCCGACGACCAGTCGGAATCCATCACGTACTGGATCCAGCCCGTCACCTTCGGTGTCGTCCCCGCCGTCGCTGGGGCCGATCCCACCTTCAAAGTCAGCTTGGAATGGATGCCGTCGGACGGGATGTTCGGCCCGGCGCCGTCGGGTGCCGCGAGGTACGGGAACGCCAGCGCCCCGTTGAAGTCCGACGGCGACGAGTACTTCAGCGCCCCGTTCGCGCCGTTCCTCGCCGTCGCCGCGTTCAGGAATCCGACCGGGTCGATGTCCGACTCGTTCGCCGTCGGCTTGGTCAAGCCGAGCGAGATCGTCGCCGTCGGCGACGCGTTGGTGTCGAACCCCGTCAGCCCCAGCATGAGATCGGTGATGAGCGCGTTCGCCGGGATCTTGCAGAGATCGATCGTGTCGTTGATCGCGACCGTCGCCGCCCCCGTCCAGGCGAGCTGCTGAACGATCACCCCGTTCGCCGGCCGCGTCTTGGCCGGGTAGTTGTTCTCGGCAGCCCGTGCCGTGTATGCGGTTGCCATAGCTTCTCCTTTACTCCTTTCACCCGGCTCAGTTGTTGGTCGTTCCGACCGAGTTGGTGGAGATCACGATGTTGCCGAAGTTCTGGGAGTTGAACACCGACTTCTTCAAGCCGGCGATCATGGAGATCGACACGCCGAACTGGTTGCCGTAGTCGATCAACTCCTCGAACCACTTGGCCCGGAGCGGCCAGTCGGTCTGGCGCCCGAACGACATGAACCCCGACTGCGCGCCGCAGAAGAGCGCCCGCGCCGTCCGGTCCTTGCTCGTCGCCCCGCTCCCGACCGCCCCCAGGTTCGTTCCGTATTCTGCGTTGACGCCAGTCGATGAGCCGAACGGAACCCGCGCATCTTCCTGCAAAATCACGTTGTGATACATACCGAGCGCGCCGTTGAAGTACGGCGAATTTGTGATTTGACCGCCGGCCAACGCGTTCTGCTGGATGGTGTGCCAGAGCTGGCTGGTCGTCCCCGCCCGGAGATCGGTCACCTGATACGGGTGGAGGAAGCAGACGTAGACCTTCATGCCCTTGATGTTGATCGGGCGAATCGCCGGCGACAGCGTCTTCGCCTTCTGCACCGCCGCGTCGAGGAGCTCGAGCGAGAAGTAGCCGACGCCCGTCGAGAGCCCGTTCAGGGTGTTCTCTTTCGCGTCGGTGCCGAGCGGATCCCACTTCGGCTGCCCCGCCGCCGCACCCATGTTGGAGATGATCCAGTGGTTGGTGTCGGTCGCGATGGTCGCCTGCATGCCGGTGTACGCGAACTCCACGTCGGTCGACTGCTTCTCCGGCGTCGCGTTCCCGGCGAGCTGGTTGAAGAACCACACGTCGGCCCGGTCGGTGATCCAGTCGGCAAGACCAGATTTCGCCTCCGCCCGCATGTCGAAAAGCACCCTCTGGGCGCTCATGTTTCCCATGACAAGCACAGCATGACGCAGCTGGTCAAGTATCATGGAATCGCTGTAGCGGGTGAGCGCTTCCTCGCGGCCCGTCAGGACGTTGTCGCCGATCGTGCCGCCGCCCTTCAATTGCATGCGAAGGCCCCAGGTGACCTTCTGCCCGCCGTCCTTCAGCTCGTCCCGGATCTGGATCAGGCTGTTGTCGTCCTTGCCGACGAATTTATCCATGATGGTGGCTTTCAAAGCCTCCACCATGAGCCGCTTCGCCCAGGCTTGACAGGCGAGCGGATCGTTGATGCCTACTGTCGTTGATGCCATCTAGCGTTTCCTCCAGACGCAAAAAGGGTTTGGCTGCCCTTCGTTTGCGCTGAAGGCTCGCGATAGACTCTCAACGGGCAGAGTCACGGGGTTGTAGTAGGCCCCCGACCACCTACCGCTCGGATAAACGGGGGAGCGGCCCCCGAAGGTGCCTATCTCTCACGTACCGAAGCGTATGTCAACGGCTTCCCATCGCGACGTCCAGCATCCTTCTCCCCTGCGGTGTGCTCGCCAGCTGCGCCATGTCCGAGTCGCTCATCGCCGAGATCGAATGATAGTCGAGTGGCCGCGTCATGACCGGCCCCCCTCGCCCGCCGGGCGCCTGGCGCTGCGCTCGCTGCGCTGCCTGGAGCCTCGCCCTCCCGTCCACCCGCCCGTTCCCGTTCCCATTCCCTCCGACCACGTTCCCCGTCGCGTCCGTCTTCGTCTGCCCCGGAACGAACCCTCGAGCGCGCGCCAATCTATAGACCGTGTCACATGGATTTCCCGGCATGCCGACCGGCTGCCCATTCTGGTCGTACTGGGTCGAGAGCGCGATCACCTCGCCCTGGTCCCGCTGCAACCTCGTCGCAATCTGCTCGGGCGTCATGCCGATCGCGTTGTACTCCTCCGCCCGCGATCTCAAGAGGAAACGGTACGCATCATCATAATCAGGGACCGCCGCCCGGTACTGCGCCTCCCGAGCTCGCGTCCACCCCGCCACGTTGTTGATCTGCGCGTCGACCGCCTGCCCCTGGAAAATCTGGTCCGCCTGCCCCGCGTAGCCCCGGAGCTGCTCGAGCTCGGCGGACAGCTGGTTCAGCCGCTGGTCTTGCGTCCAGAACTGGTGCCCGAGCGGGTCCTCGCTCGGATCGGGCATCGGCTCTTGCTGCGCCTGCCACTCCGCCTGGAGCCGCGCCTGCTCCTGCTCGTGCATCACCCGCATGCGCTCGTCGAACCGGGCGATCATCTCCCGGTGCGCCTGGAGCTCCGCTGCTAGCTCGGACGCCCGCCGCCGCTCCGCCTGCACCTCCTGGAGCGGCACGTAGCGCGGCTCGTCCCGTACCTGCGGTGCCTCCGCGGGCGCCGCTTGCTCCTGGGGTGGCGGAGTCAGCGATTCCGGCTGAACTCCCGACTCCTCCGCAAACCCACCGCCCTCGTTCTGGGTCTCGGTCAGGTTGCCGAAGATGTCCTTACTCTCCGGCGCCTCGAACGGCGCCTCGTCCTGCGTCCCTTCCGGATCGTCGTCGAATGGCATACCTCGCTCCTACACCCCGCCCGGTGACTTCGGCTTCAACTCCCGCCGGATCGCCGTGCGCTGGTTCAACATGTCCTCGTTCCGTCCGTTCCCGCGCCCGCCGCCCAGCGACTGGACTACGTTGGCGAGCTTCTCCGTCGTGTCGATCTGGTGCTGGCGGTTCTCCTGCTGGATCCGCGCCGCCTCGTTCGCCTGATCGTTTTCCTGGGCCGCCTGGTCCGCCTGCTGCTGATTCGCCTTCAAGTTCGTCTCGGTATCCGCGATCTTGATGTTCTGCATCGTTTCCAGCGAGCCGACCTGGCTCTCTACCTTGATCGCCTGCGCGCGCGCCATCTCGAGCTGCGCCTCCGCCTGCACCTTCTGGGTCATCGCCTGGATGTACCCCTGGTCCTGGTTCAGGTTCGGCGGCGGCCCCGGCTGCTGCGGCTGCTGCGCTTGCTGCTGCTGCTGCTGCGCCATCCACGCCTTCAGCTTCGCAATGACGCTCGACGGCATCGGCAGGTAGTCCATCAAGGGTGGCGGGAACTCCCCCGTCCGCAAGATCACCGGCAGGATCGGCTGGAGGTCGTCCCATACCTCCGCCTTCTGATTCGGATTCCTCGGCGAGTCGTCAATTACAATGTCGTAGCTCAAGAACAGGTCGTCCTTGAGAAGCTGGAGGTACTGCGAGTCGTCCGGCCCGCCCACCCGGATCCAACGCCCGTCCGACAAGTACTCGCGGAGATACTCTAGGATTGTCAGCGCTTCGTTGTGCCGGTAACGCGTAAAGCTGTCAAACAAAGGTGCCAGGATCGTCAAGCCCTGAGTTTGGTTCTTCTGCATCGCCGGGCCGCTCTGGCCCTCGGCGTTGCCCAAGAGGTCCATGTTGATGCCACTCACGTCCCTGAAAGCCGTGATCGCGTATTGGACCATCTGGGTAACCGCCTCGGGAAAGGGCGGCGGCGGCTCGACTTTTATCTTGCCGCTCTGAAGCGCGCCTTGCTTCAAATGTATGATTGCGCCCGGATTGGCCCAGTCCATGGCCGCCCGGTCCGGATCCTTGAAGCTGTTCGCCTCGGCAAGCACAGATCCCTTCGGGTTCGCGGCGAAAACGTACAACCCTTGGCTAAACCACTTGTTGCTGCCCTTCTGGGCGTCAATCATGCACCAGGCAAGCCCCCGCCAGATGTTCTCTTCGGGATCCCACTTGTCGGTCATCGCCATGAAGGTCGGCAGGTTGGGGGCGAGGTCCGACTCCTCGAAGACGTAACTGCCGCTGGTGAACGCCTTCTTCCACACGCGACGGTTCAACTTGGCCCGATGCGGTGGCATCGTCTCCCCCATCGCCTCCAAAGCCTTCCCCAAATCCTTGTACTCGTCCTCCGTCAGGTTCGCGTACGTCACGTCCATCCCAGGCTCCGGCGCCGGCTGCGGAAGCTCAAGATCCATCGCGTCGATTACACCCTCGGGAAGATCCTCCACGATGATCCGATAGAAGGGAGCTGTGTCGTACCACTCCACTTCGTTGATCATGATCATTCCCTTCGGCCCCGCCTCTGGCATTCCTGGAGTGATCTTGGTCCCCCCCTCGAGGTATCTGGTCGCGGTGATGAACTCGACCTTGGTTGAGTCCCCCTCCAACCCATCCAACCCTAAACTCTCCGGCTGCGGCAGCTTCCCCTTTGAATCCGGCCACCGTCGGTAGACCTCGTCTGCTCGCCAGTATCGCCGCCGAATGAACCAGCTGGCGTCGGCCAGATTCTGCTCCCGCGCCCATGGATCATGCCACATCTCCATCCCATCAACACGCTTCAGCAAGAATTTTCCGTTCGGATCCGTCTCGAAATCCATGCTTGCTTGCGTCCACGCGAGCCCTCGCCTCAAAAGATCCTTGAACGCAACCGACCGCTCGTGATCCCCTGCACAGTTTTCCAACGCCCAAACTATCCCATTCGTCGCCAGATCCCCCGCACCTGCTTTCTCGGCTTGCGCCGGATCCCTTGGCACACACCTCGCCACCTGACGATTCTGGATCTCCGTACCTGATACCACTCCCAAGATCGGAGCCATCCGGTTGATCGTCAGGTACGGCTTCATCTGCTCCTTCAGTACCTGGATCTGGTCCTTGCTCCACTGGTGCCCGGCTTCAAACGCGTCGCAAATCTCAGCTTGCTCTCTCCACGCTCCGGTATATTTCTTCGCCTCATCGAGGAACCCCCGTACCTTGTACGCAGCTGAGTCCTCGACGATCCCGGTCAGTACGTCCGCAATGTCGGGCTTCTGCTTACGTGGACGGGCCATGGCTCCCTCTCCCCTTCGGTACTCCCCGCGGCCGCGTCGGTATCCCGTAGTGCCGCATGAATGCCGCCACCCGTCCCCCGCTCAACCCCAGCACCCTCCCGATCTCCGCCTGCGTCGCCCCAGCCCGATACATCGCCCCGATCCTCGCAATCTTCTCCGTCCGCTCCGGCGTCCGCTCCCGTACGTGGTTCCCCCTCCCTATCCCCTCCCGCTTCGCCCAATCCCCGACGCTTCTCGCCATTGCTGTCAATCCTAAAGTTATGAGGTCATCCAGTCGCCTCTGGGCCGCCTCGCGCTCCGCTCCCGCCAACTCCGCTCAGCTGGCTTCTCCTCTCGCTCTCTCCCCTCCGGCTCCGGAAACTCGATGCTCGCGTCTGGATCTACGATCCTCGCCAGCGCGTCCAACATATCATCATGTAAACAGTTCGGGTACGCTCGGTACTCCTCGTCTACAAATACCCGTATCAAGTCGAATTCGCTTGGCATGTCGTCCGACTTCGGTGTGTATGGTAGCACCTTCGGTAGCTTGATCCGCCCGGTCCTGAAAAGAGGCTCGAGTCTGGCGATCCGCTCCGGCTTCGGCGTCGGTCCCCCGATCTCTACGATCCAGTGATAGCGGTTCTTCCTCGCCATCAAATATTCTATGTGCTCCACGTCACTCTGCAACCCGTAGCGCTCGTATAATATCTTGTCGATCGGTCCCCACTGCTGCGCCAAATCCAGCAACACCTCCCCCCGCTCATGTAGACTTAACTTGTCCCGTACCCCGTCCAATATGTAGTAGTCCTGGTTCCCTGATACCCCTACTATCCACATCGCTGTGAAGTCACTCTTCTTCTTGCTCCCCCCTGGGTCCACCACGATCACCTTGTTCAGCTTGTCGATCTGATCCTTCTCGAGCGGCCTCGGCAAATAACACCGCTTCAGCCACTCAGCCCGAAATACGATCCCCTCCTCCGCCCCAGGTCTCTGCTGATACTGTGCCAAATACTCTAAATTCCCCAGTGTGATCCGAATGTCCCTCAGCCTCTCGAGTGGAAACTTCTCAGGCCACAGCGCTTCCCCCTTCTTCCGCCACTCCTCGTCATGCTCTGCCTCCGCCGGAAAGTTGAGGATCTCCCACCCCTCGTGCGCGTGCTCTCTGACTACATATCCAACGAGATCGTCCGGATGCCATCGCGTCGAAATCATCAGAATGGCGCCTCCAGATGGCTGCAGCCTCGTATAGACAGTTACCCGATACCACCGCTTCGCTGCCTCCCGGACGATCTCGGATCTCACCTCCTGGGGATTCTTGAACGGGTCGTCGATCGTGATCAGGTGCGCGCCCCGGCCTATGATGTTGCCGCCCCTCCCCGCGCCCCTATAGCCGCCGCCCGCCGTAAGGCTGAAGTCCGTCTTCCCCGCCGATCCGCTCTTCAGCTTGCTCCGCGGAAAAATCGCGTGATGTACTTGCCCCGTCGGTGTCTCCGGATCCAGGTTGTCCCGCACCGTCTCCGCAAATGCCTTCGCTAGATCCAGCGTGTGAGAACACGCGATTACGTCCCGGTCGGGATGAC